GCCTGCGACGCGTCGGGGCCAGAAACGATTTCGGGGCCGTACGCCGAGAGTTCGACCATATCGAGGTTTACGTACAGGCCGGGGCGCTGCGCGTTCCCGTTACCCTCGACGGACCCGTTCACGCGTACGAAATACCCGCGTTTGATCGCGCCTTTTTCCTGAATCTGCTCGTGCGCGGCATAGCGCCCGGCGTGGAAGCACCGCGGCGGGTACGACGAGGCGAACCGAATAACGTGGTGCCCGGCGAAACCTTCCTTTTCGGCGTTCGGCTTGCCGTTTTGGTCGCGGCCGTCGCCGTCAATATACTTAAACGAAAAATTCGGGTGCACGCACGCACCGGCCGGGCCCTGCGGGAAAAGGTTAGGGAAGTCGGCCGCGGCCTGCGCTTGCAATACCTGCCAAAACGCGGCGAACTCGCCCTGCGGGTCGGCCTTGGGGAAAGCGACCGCGATAAAATATTGCGGGTTCGGTTGCCCGGCGTTCGGGCCGGTTTTGATTACGCGGGGGTTGCCCTGCGCGTCTTTGGTTTGCGGCTCGTCGACCGAGCCCTGCACGAGTCGCCCGACCGGCGACGTAAAGCGGGTTTTTGCCATGATTCGTATTCTCCTACTCGAAAGCGAGTTTTGCGGCGTTATCGTCAACACGGGCGAGCCGCAGGGCACCGCGTGGTCGTTCGGAATAAGCAGAAATGACCGACCCGTCAACACCCGCCCGCTTAAAAGCGTCGCGGGCTTGGTTCGGCGTTACGGGCTCGGGGGCTTTGCGCAAATCGGGCACGCCCATAAGGTCGCCGAGGGCGAAAATCTCGTCGGCCGAGACGTTCCAACGCTCGCGCCCCGACGTGTATTCGGTCGTAAAGAACGGCACCGGCGTACCGCCCCGAATCGCGGCAAGCGCCATTTCTTCAAGGCCCGTTTTGCGCGCCTCTAGCCGTTTGATCGCGTCGAGAATTTGGCGCAATTCGAGCCCGAGGGCCGGGGGCGGCAAGTCGACCGGCGACACCTGCCCGGCGACGTCCATTGCGATCGCCCCGGCGCGCTGCAGCGTCTCGCACGCGTGGCGAGCCGAGCAGTAGCGGCAATGCTCGCCGGAACGGGTCGGAGGGTTGGGCCCCATGGCGACCCGCGCCGCCTCGTAAAGCTGCGGCACGTACTCGTCGAGCAGCCGGCCGCCGTTGGTTTGCCATTCGCGCACCGGGCCGCTTACGTGATAATTTCGGGGCTGCGCGATATTGAGCGAAACGCGCCAGTGCGGCCAATCCGCGCAAACCGCGACCTCGCGCAATACCCCGATTGCGTAGTCGATAAGCTGCAGGGTCCACGGCGGCACGTACCGATGCCCGTATTTGTAATCCCATATCGCGACGAACCGCTGCGCGACGTCGATAAGGGTAACGTCGGGCGTGCCCCAATTCTGTTCGTGCACGATTGGCATAAAAACCCGATGCTCGACGCGCAGGATGGCGCCCGGGTGCGCCGCCAAGGTATCGCGCACGTCGATAAGCAAGCCCTGCGCGGCGTCGACCATTTCGGCCGTAATCGGTACGCCGTTCGGGGCGATCGGGCCCGGGTCGCGGCCCTGCAGCGTCTCGGTAACGTACCAATGCGCCGCGGTGCCTTCCCGTGCCTCGGGGGTTTCCTCGTCTTGCGGGTAAAGCTGCTGCATGGCGACCGAACCGGGGCACCCGTTAAGGGCGCCCCATATATCGGCCGACGACGGGGCAAGCGGCGCGTGCGCCGGCTCGGCAGTCATTACGCCGCCTCGGCCGGCAGCAACGCGTCGAACGCGGGCACGAGGTCGGGCCGGTTCATAAGATCGCGCAGCCCGGTAAGGCCGAGCGACGCCGCGATTTGGCTAGTCGTTTCGACCGTAACGAGGCCGGCAGTCTGCATTCGCGTAACCTTTTTCATAAGGTCGGCGAACGTCGCGGGGGCGGCGCTAGGTGCAGGATTTGCAGCGGCCGGTCCAGATTCCATGCCGGCAGGCGCGGGCGTAGGCGCTGGCGCAGCCGGGGCAGGAGTCGGGGCCGCCGCAACGGGTGCCGGGGGCGGCGACGCAGGCACGGGTGCCGGCGCGGCGATCGGTTCGGCCGGGGGCGTAGGGGCCGCCGCCGGCGTAGGGGCCGCCGCCGGCGTAGGGGCCGGGGCGGGGGCGCCCATTACCTGCCGCAGTTCGGCCGTAACATGCTCGACCGTCGCGTCGTCGACGCCGCGTGCACGGCGCCAACGGCCGTCGGCGTTTTTCGGGCGCTTGTCGGCCGGGCCCGAATGGATTCGCGCGTCCCAAGGCAGGCCGTCGGCGTCGAGTTCGACCCCGCTAGAAAGGGATGCAACGGGGGCCGCTTGCGGTGCCGGGGCAGGGGCTGCGGTCGCCGTCTCGGCAGTCGGGGGCGCCGGTTCCGCCGCAACAGGGGCCGAGGTCGGGGTCGGCGTAAAACCAGCCGCTGCCGCCGCAGTACCGGCATTCGGGGCCGGCGAGGCAAAAGGGACCGGCGGAAAAGCCGACTCGGGGCTCGGGGCGTCGAATGCCTGCGCGGCGTCGATTAGCTCGGCGGGCGCGTTAAGTTCGGGGTGCAGCGCACCGATAACGGCGAGCACCGACGCGCAGGCGTTAGGGTCGCGGGGGTCGAATTGAATTTGCATTTTTCGCGTCTCCGGTTGGGGTTGACGGTCGGGACATACGCGGGCATTGACGGGGCGGTCAACTCTTATTTTGCGAGCCTCGGAAATGCGAATCGAAATACGCCGGAAAGACGACGGCCGCGGGCCGTACTGCTGGCGCCCCGTGGTAAATACCGCCCGCGGTTTAGCGATCGGCACGATTTACGACTCACCGCAGGATATCGACGCGGGCGTTTGGGAATTGGCAAAAGGCGCGATTCCCCGCGCGTACGAATGGCGCGAGGTCGAGGCGTGAAAATTACCCCGCGGGCCGACCAATGGCAATTTATCGGCGACGTTTACCGAGCGTGGAACCAAGGCGCGCAAAACGTGGTCGGCCGCGCCGATACCGGTTTCGGCAAAACGGTTTGCCTCGGGCAACTCGTCGAGCAGAATCAGGGCGGCGCCTGCGTAATGGCGCACCGGCAGGAACTCGTCGGGCAGATTTCGCTAATGCTCGGCAAATACGGCATTCGGCACAATATCATCGCCGCCGACGCGACGGTGCGGTCGATCGCCGCCGCGCACGTTGCCGAATTGGGTACGTGCTATTACCAGCCCTCGGCCCCCGTGGCGGTCGCTGGCGTCGATACGCTCGTGCGGCGCGAAATCCCCGCGCAATGGGCCGCGCAAGTCTCGCTCGTAATACCCGACGAGGGGCACCACGTCGTACGCGGTAACAAATGGGCCGACGCAATGGCGCTTTTCCCGAGCGCCCGCGGGTTCCTACCAACCGCGACCCCTGCCCGGGCCGACGGTAAGGGGCTCGGGCGGCACGCCGACGGGCTCGCCGACGCCATGGTCGAGGCGCCGCCTATGCGTTGGCTAATAGACCAAGGGTTTCTAACCGATTACCGGATAATCTGCCGCGAAAGCGACCTTACCATGGTCGGCGAGGAAGTCTCGGCGTCGGGCGATTGGTCGCCGGCCAAGCTGAAAAAGGCGGCCGAAAAGTCGCGAATCGTCGGCGACCTCGTTTCGAATTACCTGCAGTTCGGCCGGGGGCTGCTCAATATCGCCTTTACGACCGATACCGAGACGGCCGCCAAAACGACCGCGGCGTACCGCTCGGCCGGCGTGCGGGCCGAATGCCTTACGGGCAAGACACAGGACCATTTGCGCCGCGATATCCTGCGCCGGTTTTCCCGTCGCGAAATCGAGGTAATCGTCGCCGTCGATATCATTTCGGAAGGGTTCGACCTGCCGGCGATCGAATGCGTACAGTTCGGCCGCCCGACCGAATCCCTCGGGCTCTATATGCAGCAATTCGGCCGCGCCCTGCGCCCGATGCCCGGCAAGCAAAAGGCCCTCATAATCGACCACGTCGGCAACGTGGTTCGGCACCTGCCGCCCGACCGCCCGCGCGTTTGGTCGCTCGACCGGCGCGAGGCTCGGGGCGCGGCGCGCAAGGCCGACGACGCGATTCCGATGCGAGTTTGCGTCGCCTGTTTCGAGCCGTACGAGGCAATATACCGAGAGTGCCCCCATTGCGGGCATTACCCCGAGCCGGCCGCGCGATCGGGCCCTAAGCACGTCGACGGCGACCTCGGCGAAATGGACCCGCACACCCTCGCCGCCCTGCGCGGGCAGGTCGCGTTCGCCGACCGCACCATGGCCGAGGAAAAGGACCGTTTGACGGCGACCGGGCTGCACCATGCCGGCGTAATGGGGAACGTCGCCGCGCACGCGAATACCCTTGCCGCTCGTGCGGGCCTGCGCGCCGCGATGGCCGATTGGGGCGGCGTTTGGCATTCACGCGGCGAAACCGACAGCATGATTCAACGCCGCTTTTACCATGCGTTCGGCGGCGTCGACGTACTCACCGCTTTAACCTTGTCGCGTCGGGAAACCGAGGCGCTAACCGAGAGGATTCGAAATGCCCTTTCCCGTGGAAATTAAGCAATGGGCCGTGCGGCACCACGTCGGCGAGGATGCCTTGGCCGAATTGTCGGCAATCCTCGGCAGCGTAAGCAATACCGAGACGGGCGACCGCAGCGAAAGCAACGTGCAGTCGCGGGTACGCCTCGCCGCGCCGGCGGCCGGTATGCGGCTTTGGCGCAATAACGTCGGCGTGCTTACCGACGAGCGCGGCGTGCCGGTACGGTACGGGCTGGCGAACGATACCAAGGCGCTAAACGAGCGCCTTAAGTCGCACGACCTTATCGGCTGGCGCCGGGTCGTGATTTCCCCGCCCATGGTCGGCAGCATGATTGCGCAATTCGTCTCGCTCGAATGCAAGCGCGAGGGCTGGCGCCCGGGCGAGCACCGCGAACGCGAGGAAGCGCAAGAGCGATGGGCCGCGCTCGTGACGGCGGACGGGGGGTATTCCCGGTTCGTGACGGGGCCCGAGCAACTTGGCTAAACGTAGCGATTTCGCCCGCCGCAAAAACGACGCGTATTTGACGTGGGATAGGCGCGCGGTTCCCCCGCTGCTGCCCTACCTCGACGCCGTCGAATTTGTCGAGCCGTGCGCCGGCGAGGGGCATTTGGTCGACCAACTGGAAACGTACGGCTTGCGGTGCGTGCAGGCGCTCGACCTTGAACCGGGGCGCGCGGATATCGAGCACGGCGACGCGACCACGGTGCAAATCCGGCCGGGCCTGCAGGTTATCAGTAACCCGCCGTGGTCGCGGCCCCTGCTGCACGCCATTATCGAAAACCTCGCGCCGCAGGCGGTTACGTGGCTGCTTTTCGATTCTGATTGGCTCTTTACGCAGCAATCGGCCCCGCTTTTGCGGCACCTGCATTTAGTCGTGCCCGTCGGCCGGTTGCGTTGGGTCGAGGGCACGCCGCACGACGGCGTCGATTCGTGCGCGTGGTACCGGTTCGGGCCGAACGCCCCGCCGGCGCCGGCGATCGCGCCTTGCCTGCCGAGGTCGATTACCTCGCCGGATTGACGAGACGGTCAAGAGAAACTAACCAAGGGCCGAAATTGGAGTAACGCAAATGAGCGAAAAGGTCGAAAATCGAAATCGAGCCGTGCTCGACGCGGGGGTCGCCCTCGCCGAAAAGTACGGAATGCAGGCGGTAACGCGCCCGAGGGTCGCCGCCGAATCGGGCCTCTCGACGGGCACGGTAAGCAACGCGTTTGGGTCAATGGACGCCCTGCGCGACGCCGTAATGGCCGCGGCGGTCGACCGCGAAATAATCGTGATAGTCGCGCAGGGGCTCGCCGAGCGGTACCCCGCGGCGCTTAACGCTCCGGCCGATTTGAAACACCGCGCGCTCGCAAAACTCGCCGCCTAAACAGGGCTGCCGGTATAAAAGAGGATAAGAGCGCGGCGCCTTATGGCGATCGCGTATGGAAAGGCTCGCCCGTTTCAATGCTGCAACTGCCCGTACCCTTAGCCCCGCTTGCCGCTTACCGGCAGTTCGTAACGTACCGGCTCGTGCCCTCGGCCAAGCCCGGGAAAACCGACAAGCTGCCGTGCGACCATGCGACCGGGTACGTCGCCAACGCGCACAACCCCGCGATTCGAACCGACTTTGCAACCGCCGCGGCCGCCGTCGCCGCCGGGCGGGGGCACGGGGTCGGGTTTGTCTTTACGAACGACGACCCGTTTTGGTTCCTAGATATCGACGGGGCGCTGCAGGCCGACAACACGTGGTCGCCGCTGGCGCAACAGCTTTGCCAAGCCTTGCCGGGCGCCGCGGTCGAGGTTTCGCAGTCGGGCCGGGGCCTGCATATTATCGGCACCGGCGCGGTACCGCCGCACGGGTGCAAGAATATTCCCCTCGGGCTCGAATTTTACGATTCGCTGCGGTTCGTCGCGCTTACCGGTAACGGGGCGGTCGGCAACGCGGCGACCGATTGCACCGCGCAGCTTGCCGCGCTCGTGTCCTATTATTTCCCGCTCGGCGCTGCCGCAGCCTCGGGGCCCGACGAATGGACAACCGAGCCGGTGCCCGAATGGGACGGCCCGACCGACGACGACGAGTTGATTCGGCGGGCGCTGGCGAGCGGGGCGCGATCGGCTGCCGTGGCGTTCGGCGGCGATACCGGCGTTACGTTCCGCGACCTTTGGGAATGCAACGTCGACGCGCTCGCGAAGCGTTGGCCGGGGGATAACGGGCCGTACGACGCGTCGAGCGCCGACGCGAGCCTCGCCGCGCATTTGGCGTTTTGGACCGGAAAGAATTGCGAGCGGATTCGCGACCTTATGTACCGGTCGGGGCTCGTACGCGACAAATGGGAATTGCGCGGCGACTATTACCTGCCGCGTACTATCCTGCGCGCCTGCGCCGTCTCGGCCGAGGTCGCCAAAGGGAAAAGCGACCCGCTGCCGGTAATGCCCGATACCGTGCAGGCCGAGGCCGTCGGTATCGCCATGCGCGAGGGCTCGGGGTTCATGGGCCTAGACGGGCAGATATCGCATTTCGCCGGCTGCGTTTACGTGCGCAGCGATAACAAGGTTTTCACCCCCGACGGCGACCTGCTCGACGCCGCCCGGTTCGACGCGACGTACGGCGGGTTCGAATTTGTGCTCGACGCAGAGGGCCGCAAAATGAGCGATTCGGCGTGGGCCGCCTTTACCCGCAATCGGGTTTATCAGGCGCCGCGGTGCCATGCGCTTTGCTTTCGCCCCGAGGCCCCGACCGGCGCTTTGCTGCACGAGGAAGGGCGAGTCCTGCTCAATACGTACGTGCCTATCGAGACGCCCCGCGTTGCCGGCGACGCGACGCCCTTTATCGACTTTCTGCGCCGCTTGCTGCCGGTCGACCGCGACCGGGAAATACTGCTCTCGTATATGGCGGCAATGGTGCAAAACCCGGGGCACAAATTCCAATGGTGGCCCGTGCTGCAGGGTACCGAGGGCAACGGTAAGTCGCTGCTCTTGCGGTGCCTCTCGTTTGCGATCGGGCAGCGATATACGCACCTTGTCGACGTGCACAAAATGGCGAAAGCCGGAATCAATTTTAACGGTTGGGTACAGGGGAATCTTTTCGTCGGGGTCGAGGAAATTTACGTCGCCGAACGCCGCGATTTTCTGGAAGCGTTCAAGGCATACGTGACAAACGACCGCCTGCCGGTCGAGAAAAAGGGCGTCGACGCGTTTACCGGCGACAACCGGGTAAACGGCCTCTTGCTGACAAACCATAAGGACGGCGTGCCAATCAATATCGACGGCCGCCGGTACGCCGTCTTTTTCACCGCGCAGCAGTGCGCCGACGACGTGCTCGCCGCGGGCATGGGCGGGCGGTATTTCCCCGACCTGTACGATTGGCTGCACGGTCGCAAGGCGTACGCCAGCCTCGGCCCGAATTACGGGTACGCGGTCGTAAACGATTACCTGCAGCGGTACGCGATCGCTGACGAGTTCAACCCGGCCGGCCTTTGCACCCGGGCGCCCGAGACGTCGAGCACGCAAGCGGCGCTTATTGCCAGCCGCGGCCGGGCCGAGCAGGAAATCGTCGAGGCGATCGAGCAGGGCCGCCCCGGGTTCGCCGGGGGTTGGGTTTCGTCAAAGGCCGTCGACGACCTGCTCGACCGGATTCGGGCGCACGTGCCGCGCAGCAAGCGCCGCGACCTGCTCGTTTCGCTCGGTTACGACTATCACCCGGGCTTGCCCGACGGCCGCGTAAACGTGATCGTGCAGCCGGATAACGGAAAGCCGCGGCTCTATATCCGCCGGGGGCATATCGTCGGGAATATCACCGGGCCGGCCGATATCGCCAAGCGGTACCAAATCGACCAAGCGCCGGGCGGCGCCGACGCCGCGCAGCAAGCGTTCGGGGGAAATTGACGGGGCGGTCAATTTCCCCTAGAGCCTGATTCGTCAACGCGATTTGGAGAAACGCAAAATGACTCGCCCTATCACCCCCGACACTATTCTCGCCGAGGTCGCGACGATCGCCGAAGCAAAGGCAATCGCTGCTGACCTGCGCGCGACCGCTCTTGCCGTAGAAGCCAAGTACGGCGCTGCGCACGAAACCGCCGTCGCTTTTTCCAATCGCTACTTTGATTTTGTCGACGCTATGGCCGAGCGCTTCGCATGAGTGCCGCCGGATTTTACACGACCGTCGTTCGGGGGCGCAAAGTCGGGTACCTGCTCGGGCCGTTCGACGACGAGCCGGCCGCCCGCGCCGCGATACCGGCCGCCCGGCGCCTTGCCGAGCAGGTCGACCCCCGCGCCGTTTTCGACGCGTTCGGCACCTGCAGGCTTGAATTGAGCGCCGGGCCCTTGCCGCGTGGCGTGCTTATGGACCGATACGAAAAGGAACCGACCGAATGACCGACCCCCGCCCCGCTCTTGCCGAACGCGTCGTGCGGCTGCTCGCCGACGCCGAGGCCCTAGCGGTCGACCTGCGTACCGCGCGCGATGCCGCGCCGACCGGCCAAAAGGCCGATTACCGTTACCCCCTGCGCGCGATCGAAAGCGCCGCCGCTCTTATCCGAAAGGCCGGAATATGAACCCCGATACCCCCCGCACCATTGGCGAGGCCCTTACGACCGACGTTCGGTACGCTGCCCGGGCTCGCTTTAACGCTCGGCTCGCTGCCCGCCCTTGCTGCCGCGCGCATGGCACGACCTGCTCCGCTTGCCGCAAGGCGGATTACGAGGCGCCGCGTTGGCTTGTGCGCTTGCGCGACCTGCGCGACGCTTTGCGGGCGTGGCGCCATGGATAACCCGACTCGCGCCCTCGTCTCGGCCCTGCGCGAGCGCGACAAACTGCGCGCGGCCCTATCCGCAAGCGACCGAACCCTTACCGCCGCCCTGCGCGATTGGTCGAGCACCCGCCCCGGGGCCGTACGCGGCCATGCAACCGAGGCCGGCGCCCGGTTCCTCTTGCGGCAAGCGGGGCTGCTCTAATGCCCGTCGGTCGCGCTTGGTACGTGCACGGGCAAAAGCTGGCGTTCCCGTATGGGGAGCGTTGGATTTCGGGCCCGTTCGACGATTTGGCCGCCGCGCACGACGAGGCCCGCCGCCTGCGGCCGCTATACCCCGACGCCAACCTCTCGGCCCGGCCGCGGTCGGGTAAGTCGCTGCCGGAATGCCGCCCCGACCGAAACGCGCCGGCGCCCGCCCTGCAATTCAACCTCGCCCGGGTTGCCGAGCGCCGGGCCGCTGCCAAGGCGATCGCCGAGCGCGTGCGGGGGTTGGGCCTCGTGGCGATCGTCGAGGATTGGGACGGCGAGCCCGACGTCGATTGCGTGACGCCGAACCTTTGCGCGACAATATGGCTAGGGAATACCCCGGCCGCCCCCATGCCGATTATATCATGGTACGGGGCAAAGCACCCGCTGCAGGCCGTGCCGGGGGCTTGGGCCCGCGACGACGTGAATTGGTCGCACCGCGCCAAGGCGACAAGCTGCCCGCGCGATTGGGCCGAACTATTCGATATGCTAGAAACCGGATTGCTCGCCGCGGTCGACGGCAGCGCGTTCGAATTGGAAAGGTAAGGCCATGCTCGATACCCGCAAGCTGCGCGCCCTAGAGGAAATGCAGCGCCGCAAAGAGGCCGCCCCGGTACGCGACGCCGTGCTCGGTTGGGTCGGTTTCGCCCTTGTCGGGGCTCTTACGTATCTCGTCTTGACCGACGGCCCGACCCCGGCCGAGCGCGCGGCTCGCGACGCCCGGTACGCCGAGCAGCAAGCAATACGGGAAGAAAACGCGCGTATCGCGTGCGCCTCGGGCGTGCTGCGCGCTTGCGAGGAATTGCACTAATGACCGAATACCCGAAAGGCGCGGCCGTGCCGTGGTTCAACTTGCCCGTTACGTTCGCGTGCGATTCCGTCGCCGAGGAAACCCCCGAGCGAGTCGAAATACGCTCGACCGGCGAACACCGCGCCGCGTTCGACCCGATAGACGGCAACCCCCGGCCGACGAAAACCCTCGTGCTTATGCCCGCGGTCGAAAGCCTGCCGGCGCAGGTTTGGCGGCCATGATCGCCCGATTCCTCGCTTGGCTATTCGCCCGGCCGTCGACCATGCGCTGCGCCAACTGCGGTTGCGAAACCGAGGCGCATTCAAGCAACCTCTGCCCCTATTGTTGGTGGAATACTCCGTACGTCTAGGCGCGGCGACCACGGCCCCGGCGCCGGTACAACCTAGCCGACCGCTCGGCAAGCTGCCGCAGCCGCCGCCAATCGTCGCGCGTCGCGCAATGGGCGCAATGGTCGCCGTCAAAATAGGCGCGTTCGGAATACGGCATTTTGCAAATTTCCCTAAATTAGCGGCAAATTCTAAATTTACGGGCCTCAAATTAAAATGCGGTAAAAATCCCCCGTATTTCCCCCGTATTTCCCCCGTTGGTTCGGGGGGTCGAAAAATCCCGTAAAACCAAGGCGTTACGGCTTAATTTTTCCGATTTCCCTGAATCCCCCGTACCCCGGCACTATCCCATGGGTGCGGGCGCGGGTGCGCGTGCGTACGCGTATGCAATGTACGTTTATACGGGGGTACGGGGGATTATACGATATTATATAAGGAATACAGGGACTTACGACCCCCCATAGGTACGGGGGAAATACGGGGGATTTTTCCGCCTATGGGGGATTGATCGGGGGCGGCGAATATGGGTTGCGTGAATGTGACCGTGCGGGCATTTTTGGGCGCATGGAAACCCTAAATTTACCGAAAGCGACCCGTTCGCCCGATAGCCCGCTTACTGCGATACAGGCGGCGTTCGTCGAGCATTACTTGCGGTATCGGAATGCGACGCAGGCGTACAAGCACGCGTCGGGCAAGGGGAACGGGATTGCGTATTTCACCGCCGCGCAAGAGGGCGCAAAGCTGCTGCGCGACGAGCGCGTGCAGGTCGCCATACGCGAGGGCGCAAAAGAGGCGTTTAAAGGCACTGCGGCCTCGGTCGGTTGGCTGCTGCAGCGGTTCCTAGATATCGCGACCGCCGACCCCCGCGAATTGATCGGCCTAAAGGTCGGAGCGTGCCGGTACTGCCACGGCGACGACCACGGGTACCAATGGCGCGAGCGCGAGTACCTAGAGGCCCTGCAGGAAGCCGAGCGGCAAGCCCGGGTCGCGCCGCCCTCGCTGCGCGCCGAGGTCAAATATCCCGATATCGCCGGCGGGTTCGGGTACAACGCGACGCACCCCCCGCACCCCGATTGCCCGCAATGCCACGGCGAGGGGGTCGAGCGGTTCGTGCCGCGCGATACCGACAACCTTAGCGATCAAGCCCTGCTGCTCTTTGGCGGCGTAAAGGTGAAACCGAACGGCGGGTACGAAATCATTATCGCCGACCGGCAAAAGGCGCTCGAAAACGTCGGCCGGATTATGGGGGCGTTTACCGACAAGGTGCAACACTCGGGCGCTATCGGGGCGCTCGTGGCGGTCGACGATTTGCGCAAGGCCGACCCGGTCGCGGCGGCCAAGGCATATCGGGAAATGATCGCGGGAAGCCTCGCGGCCTCTTGACTGGGCGGTCAATCCCGGCGTAGGCAGGTCGCCCCTATTGGAGCGAATCGCCATGGAATACGCAATTCTCGCTTTCGTCGTTACGGCCGTCGTAACGTGGGCAATACGCACGGCCCCCGCGTGTACGTGCGGCAAAACCGATTGCGGCGGCGGGTGCCTGCGCAAATGAAAACCGCAACCGAGCAGCTTATCGAACTCGCCGAGCGCCTTACCCCGAGCGGCCATATCGGCGACGGCATGGTCGCGCATTTCCATGAACTCGCCGCCCGGGCGCGAGCCGAGCAACCCCCGCGAACGGCCGTACAGCCGAATTGGGAACGGCTCGGGTTTGGCAACGCGTACGAGGCCGGGCAGCGTTCCTAAATGGCGTGCGACGACCCTAAGCGCCGGCGCACGCCCCCCGAGCGATCGGGCGCCGCTATTTGCCCTCGCGACGATCGCGGCCGGCTGCAGCCGCTCGACGCCCTGCAGCGGTTCGCCAGCAAATGCCAATTCGACGCCGTGACCGGGTGCGTCGTTTGGGTCGGCGGCAAGACGCGCGGCCGGGGCAATACCGCGCAATACGGCTCGTTTTGGTATGAGGGGCAGCGTTGGTTCGCGCACCGTTGGGCCGGCGCCCATATCCACGGCCTGCGGCTCGATGGCGTACAGGCCGGCCATACCTGCGCGAATACGCTTTGCGTGCAGCACGTCGTCGCGCAATCGCAGGCCGAAAACCTCGCCGAAATGCACGGCCGCCGCGCCCGCAAGGTCGAGCAGTCGAACGACGAGCGCCGGTATTGGCTGCTCGTCGAACTCGGGTACGAGCAAATGCCCGACGAGCACGAGGCGCCGGCCGACGATATCCCGTTTCTTACCCCGCCCGAATGGCTGCGGCCGTTTCTGGCGCAAACCGAGGAAACCGACGAATGCCCGTTTTGAACGGCGAATACGTCTCGCCCTATGGGAAACCGCAGGGCCTCGCCGCTCGGCTGCTCGAATGGGCCGAGCGAATGGCAACCGACCGCAGCCTGCCATGGGCCGGGCTCGGCATAATCGAGGATATCAAATTGGCCGCTAAATTTCTCAATTCGCGCGAGTTCCTAGAGCACCTGCGCGTACACGGCGACGGCAAGCAGGCGCAATTTGCGCAAGAATTGCTCGATACGGTCGATACGGTCGAGGCGTGCGAAAGCGCCGTTTACATGGCGGGCGATCGCCGCGACCTCGGGGCCGACGGCAAATGGACCGACCCGCCCCGGGCAATCGAAATACTCGCCGGGCAGGTCGACGCGCAAGAGGCCGCCGCGGCCAAGGCCGAGCAGGATTTCGCCGACGTGCGGGCCGTGCTCGTGCAAACCGGCGCGCTTGCGGCCGACGATACCGAAACCCCGGTCGCCGACCTCTTGCGGGCGCTGCTATCGTGACGGGCCGCCTCCCCCCACCATGGTCGCCCGACGAGGATAACGAATTGCGGGCGCTTTGGGCCCGCGGGCTGCCGGTAAACGATATCGCGGCCCGCCTCGCCCGGCGCAACCGTAACGCCGTGACCGGCCGGGCGCTGCGAATCGGATTGCCCCGCCGCCCCTCGCCTATCCCGGGCCGCGACGCGCTCGACCGGCTGCAGGCAAGCCGAGACGCGCAGCGCGCCAAGGCCGCCGACGAGGCGTACGCCCGGGCGATCGCGCTTGCCTCGCGCGAGCAAACCAATTTTTGACGAAAGGAAAACGGAAAATGACGGAAAGTATAAGCGGCACGCTCGCCGAACGGGGGTCGCGGTACGGCGAGTTCCTAGAGCACGCGCGGATAACGCAAGCGATCAAGGCCGCCATGGCCGACAGCCCGAACTGGGAAGGGTTGGCGGTCGACCAACGCGAGGCGCTGGAAATGATCGCGCACAAGGCGGGCCGTATTTTGAACGGCGACCCGAATTACCATGACTCTTGGCACGATATCGTCGGGTACGCTAAACTCGTCGCCGACCGATTGGAGCTGTGACCATGCAGCACCGCAAAGAGCCCGTCGCGGCGCACCAAGCCCTTATGTCCGAACTGCGCGGCGTGGTCGGTCGGTTCGACGCGCAGGGTATGCCCGGCGTCGAACGTATCGCGATTCTCGCGCAGCTTATCGGGCAGGAAATCCACGACCTGCCCCGGGGGCTGCCGTTCGGCCCGGCCGAAATCCTGCATTCGGTCGCCGCAAATATCGAGCAGGGGAACCGCACCGCCTCGGGCGGCAACCCCTCGGGCCTCTTAGGATTTGGCGGGCTCGGGTGACAATCCAGCGCGAGCCCCCCGGTATTTGGCGCGTTGTTTGCGATACCTGCGGCGACGATATCCTGCTCGATACCGAGGGCTCGCGCAAAGAGGCCGACGACGAGGTTTACGCCCGCGGTTGGTCGTTCCGACTCGTGCGATCGCTCGAATATGGCAAGCGCCGGCCGGCGTACCACGAGCACGATTGCCCCGACTGCGATTAAGCGTTATCTCTGCGCGCCATGCACGCGACCGCAACCTCTTTCGCAGGAGCCGAACCTTCGCCGGATAGGATGCTTGCCACGGGCGACCCGAGCGACGTTCGTTTTCAATTCGAGGTAATACGGCAGCTTGCCGATAGCGTTCGCCAGCAAACGGCCTCGCTCTCCCGAATGCAGGAACAAATGGCCGCAATGGCCGAGCGCATGGCGCGTATCGAGGCAAACCGCGTGCACGACGACGTCGAGCGGCTGCGAAACGGGCTTGCCGAGGAAACCAAGCGAATTGACGCGTTAATGCGCGATAAAGACCGCCGCGACGGCGCGCTCGGGGCGGCCGCGTGGTTTCACCGGGTCGCACCATGGGCGGCAATCCTCGCCGCGATCACGGCGGCGGCGGCATGGTTCAAGAGCAACTAAGCGGGTTTGATTTTCGCAATCCCGATTACAGCACGGTTTTTGCCGAGCGGGCGCGGCGCCTCGCATGGCTGCGCGCCGACGATACCGGCGAGCGCCTGCGCAACGTGCGCGCATACTACGCAACCGACGACGGCGTCGTCGATTTCATTTCAGATTGGGGAATGACTTTCGACCCGCGACTTGCCGAGGTCGGGCAGCCGACAATCGTTCCTTTCGTGCTTTTTCCAAAGCAGCGCGAGTTTTTGCGATGGGCGCTGCAGCGTTGGCGCAATCAAGAACCGGGCGTCGCCGACAAGTCGCGCGATTGGGGCCTTACGTGGCTTGCGATCGCCCTAAGCTGCACCCTCTGCCTTTTCCGCGAGGGCCTGCATATCGGGTTCGGCTCGCGCAAAGAGGTTTACGTCGATTCGGCCAAAGAGCCGAAAGCGATGTTTCATAAGGCCCGGCAGTTTATCGAATTGCTGCCGGTCGAGTTTCGCGGCGGTTGGGAGCGCAAGGCGAACTCGTCGCATATGCTTATCGAGTTTCCCGG